CACCCTTCTTTCGTTCACTGATCATACTCGGATCGACTTTCATCGTATGCCTCCTATCGCCAGGAAGCAATTTTCCCTGAATATGTTCCAACCCGATTATTGAATTTGGTATTACTGCATCATTTTTCTCAATAACCTTATCATCCCCTATTACAACATAATGTGTCATAACATCTCCTTATATTCTTGTTGATATTATTCTATCATGTGCGGTTTGCCACACCGTACCATACCCTTTGAGTTTCCTCAAATCCTCCCCGCAATTGAGACAATGATACCCCATGTCTGGTAGATCAGATTTGGGGCAGTTACGACTGTCAATCCTCCAATGACAGTTCCAACACTTGTTGATATACGGCTTCGGTGATCGTGGAATTTGATTCCATCTGTCACAGTAAAGACAGCTAAGAATCTGAACGTTTCCACACTCCTCTACGACTTCCATTGGGGAACCACAAGTATTACAGAGGTTTCCCAACCCTTGCTGCATTGATATTGCGTTCAATTCTGGCATGGCGTATCCTCGATCTCCTTTCGGCGTTAACAACATCGGTTACGCGGACAAAGCCCTTCAACAAATACCAATCTGTGAGGTCTTTACCGCAACTGTTACAAATAAGTCCCCACTCTCCTCCAAGGTGGCTCGGTTTGTTTGTCAAAAAGTGAATACCAGGCTTACCACAATTCCAACATTTATGACCAGTAGCCTTTGCTAGTGCTGCTGCAATTTTCCCCATAATCCTCCTTTAGAAATGAATTGTTTCCCCCTAGATATTAATATATATAATTAGAACAAACAATAAACAGTTGATTTCGACTGTTAATCCAACCGTCTTTAAACAATAGAGGCTTTAGACGGTAGCCTGTTCAATGGAGGTGTACCATGACGTATAAAGATTATTTTGTGGCAGAAGTAAAGTGTAATGGAAGAATTTTAAGAGTTATTGATGACAAAGTTTACCTACCATTCGGTTCAGAGTATTCCCTTCTATTAAAAAACCTAAATACAAAAAGAGCAAGAGCCAATATTACAATTGATGGTACTGATGTTCTCGATTATCATTCACTTGTTTTAGGAGCAAATGAAACATCAGAAATACTTGGATTTATGAAAAATAATCAAGTTCATAATAGATTCAAGTTCATTGAGAAAACACAAGAAATTTCAGATTATCGTGGTGATAAAATTGAAGATGGTTTAGTTAGAATTGAATTTGCTTATGAACAGCCAGTAGTTTATAACTGGACACCATTTGTTACACATCGAAATATAGATGTTTATACTAAAGGATTTGATTCAGTTAGAGGAATCTATAGTACTTCAATGTCAAGTCCTAGTGGTAGTTCATCATCGCAATCATCTGGGCCATCTCAATCATCTTTAAGTGATGTTAATTGTTATTTTAATGATCAGGGTATTACAGTTCCAGGTAGTGAAGTCAAACAAGATTTTCACTATACAACATTTGGTAATGCTGAACCATCTCAAGTTATTGTACTTAAACTGATAGGTAGAAAAGATGCAGGACAATATGTTGAACAACCAAGAGAAATTAAAACTAGATGTCAGACTTGTGGTAGAACTGCTTCTGGTGCTATAAAGTATTGTCCTAATTGCGGAACATATCTATTATAATCAATAAATTGGGTGCAGGGAGTCTATCCTTGCACCCAATCTTTTCAAATACTTATTATTCTTCCAAAGTATCCTAAAAATCAGAACAAAAATAAAATAACCTTATATGTATAGGGAACGGTATTATGGAAGATTCTAAAAACTTAGAGATTCAAGTAAAGGATTTTTACGGAGACAATTGTTTAAAGGATGCTGTCTCAAAGACCAAAGACATAGCAAGAGGTCCAAAAGGTCTTGTAGAGATCTATGAATTAGATGAGAATAATAACAAGAAGTTAGTTAGAAAATCTAACCTTGTTGTTTATAGTGGTCGTGAATGGTTAGCTTCGGCTGCCGTAAGAACAGACAATACAAATATTACAGCATCTGGAACTGATTTTATTAGTTGGTTTGGTTTAGGAGATGGTGGTGTATTGCCATCTGATCCATTAGATCCAATTCCACCAGCTCTTACAGATACCGATCTAGCTTCTAGAGTAATGATAAATGCGTCAGATGCTTCAAATGGTGACTGGCATGTAATTAGCACTGGTTATCCATCAGAAGGATTCTATAAACTACCACTTGAATCTGCAGACTTCGAGCAAGATGCTTACAATGATGATAAGTGGTTAGTTCTTAAAATTACAATTATTGTTAAGACTACAGATGCAAATGGAGCCTTGCTTAGTGAGTGTGGTTTATATGCATCGGCTTCAAATACTGGAGGGTATACAGGTCCAATGACTATGTTCTCCAGAGCAACATTTCCAAGCATTGTTAAGACAGTAGATAGAAGATTACTTTTCACATGGTATCTATATTTCTAAAGGAGATTTCAAACTTTTTTAGGCCTGAAAGGATCGTAAAAAATAGAGTTGATTTATCTAGAGAGAATCGTAAATTTTTCGGAGGGCCATTAAATGGCTAATGTATCCCCAGGCGTTTATACTAAAATAATCGACCTTTCTGCTTTCGTACAAGCAGCCCCTTCAACAATCGGTTTTATTTGTGCTTTAACCGAGAAGGGTGAAGACAACAAACTAAAGTTCATCGGATCAAGATCAGAGTTAATTTCAGAGTTTGGAGAACCAGCAATTCATGTTTACGGTAAAAATTACGGACAAGGCTTATACAATGCGTATAACTTCCTAGGCGAATCAGGCGCCCTGTATTTTCTACGCTGCCTACCAGACAACGCAACATATTCAAATATGAGAATCAATGCATCTATTGGTGCATCAGATTCAACAGCAAGCGTTGTAGTTACCTATGTTGATGGTTTAAACTCAAAAGATGAAATTAAAACAAATTTAGCAACAGTATCAACCAACTACCCATTGTGTATTCTTTACCCATTAGGTAGAGGCCAATGGTACAACAAGTTGGCAATTCGTTTAACAGAAGTGGCTAATCCAACTCTATGGGACGTTTATGTACTTGACGTCTATGAAAAACAATCTGATGGTAATGATGTTATCATCGAATCGTTTGAGATTTCTTTTGACCCACTAGCAAGAGATTCAGCAGGTGGTTCATTATGGATTAGTGATGTACTAGCAACATATTCAGCAGTTCTAAGAGCTGAAATGCAACTAGTGAGTGGTAGTTTTTCAGGCGGTTACGAACAACTAATGAAAATCTACGACAAAGAAATTGGTACAGTATCAGCAGTTCTAACTCCAGGTGCAGCAACAATTACTGACAACAAACAAAACTTTGCTGATTGGGATACAACACCAGAAACAGGTAATTCTGGTTATGTAGTAATTGCCAAAGACGCAAGAGGTGTTGAGATTTGGGGTTGGTTAGGTGCTTCTGGTGGTGCAGACGGTGATATGGTCAATGTATTTAATGACAGAGCGCTTGGAACCGCAGTTCAATCATGGAATGGCAATGTTTCTGACTTTGATGATACAAGTGATATTACATACAGAATTAAAAAATGTTATGGTTCTGTAGCATCTGCATTTACTTCATCTGAGCCAGTACCTATGAAGAAAGGTAGTGATGGTGATCTACTAGATTCAACAGGAACAATTGATCAAGCAGAAGGTACAACACTATTAGCAAATGGTTACACAGGTCTAATTGATGGTGACATTCTTGATACAGAGAATGTATACTTCACATTAGTTTTCGACTGTGGATATCCAACAGATGTTAAGTCTTCAATTTCAACACTATGTCAAACAAGACGTGATTGTGTTGGTATTCTAGACAATGGTGATAACGTATCAGTTAATGCAGCCCTATCAACCAGAACTAACATTCATACATTCAATACTTATTACATTGCTCTTTACGAGTCATTTAATAAAGTGTTTGATAACTTCACAGGACAAGATATTTGGGTTTCACCTATCTATCATATGTCTTACATCTTACCAAGAAACGACACTGTTTCCGAAGTCTGGTTTGCACCTGCTGGTTATAACAGAGCAGCAATTGATACAATCAAAGAATTACGCTTCAACCCAAGACTAGGACAAAGAGATCAAATGTATCTAAAACAACTAAACCCAATTGTTAAGTTCAATCCAGGTTATGTTGTTTGGGGGCAATTGACTTCACAAGCAAAGGCAAGTGCTCTACAAGATCTAAACATTGTTAGACTAGTACTTTATGTTAAGAGAGCATTTGAACAGTTCTGTCAGTTCTTTATTTTCGAACAGAACGATCCTATTACTTGGTCACAAGTATCTTCACAGTTAATTGAGTTCCTAGAAATTATCAGAAAGAGAAGAGGTTTGTACAATTATCAAGTAGATGTTGGTGCAACTGAATACGAAAAAAAGACAAAGAAATTCCATGTTAATATTACACTACAACCAACAAGAGTTGTTGAACAAATTGAATTGAACTTCTTCATTCAATAAATGAGCAAAAAAATAAGGGGATGGTGTAGCGGCATCATCCCCTTATTTTACGTTACTTTGGTCTAGCCCAAGTTGTCCATCTTCCTTCACTTACAGCCATTCTATAATAAAATAAATTTGGGTATTTACATCTTTTTGGATTCTTTGGTGGTTTCTTTGGTTTTAACCAACCAGCATAAACATCAAATGGAATATCACCAGCTAAGAGTTCTTCACGTTTTGGAATTATATAATATCCTTCTGGTGGAATAACTTTTTCATCATTTGAATCTGTTCCATATGAAGGTTGACACCATGGATTGAAATTTCCATCTTTGTCAAGTTTCATCATATGTTTAAAATCCTACTGGGCAACGAGTTGGTCGTTCTTTTATTTTGTTTCTAAAAGATGAAAACTGATCTGCTTTCCAATAGTATTCAAGAGGTTTTTCAAGTAATGATAAATTATATTTCTCTGGATCGCAGAAACTACAAGGATAGAATTTCATTGAAGGACTTACATAACAAGACATTCTTGCACCTTCACATGAGTCTAAACAATTTTTAAGAAATCCTTCTATCTTTATAGTTGACTGAACATAGTTAACAGTGCAGCTATCAGCACCAACTTTGAACTTAGTTTTTGATCGAATAAACATTTCAGAGAACTTTCTCAGTTGATCAAAAGTTGGTGAAAGATGAGGTAAAACTTTACCTTTACCTTGTGGTTTGAATAGAAGAAAAACTATTGCATTTAATCTTGTTAAATCAATTTGATTATTCCAAACATCTTCACCAGAAAGAATTTTATAAGCATCTATAATTGTACTTCTGGTTAGTACAAAGTGTATATTGGTTTTAACACCAGCATCCATAAACTTCTTTAATGCTGTATATGTAAAAGGCTTATCGTAATTACTCACAGCTACAGCTCCACATATTTTACTATTCTCTACTTCTTCATCTGTCAAATTATTACCACTTGTAGTATATGATGGGGCTATGTTGTTATCACGACAATACTGAACTATCTCTTTGAAGTTTTCGTGCTTATTTGGGTCTCCTCTACCCCCTAATGCTACTTGCATAGTTTGATCTTTGATTTGATCTACAAGTAGTTTAAAATGTTCTAATTTCATATTTGGTTCTTTGAATGATCCTTGATAACAAAAAGAGCAGTCATTTGGGCATGCCCCCATAATACCAATATCTAATAGCGAAGGAAATTCTAAACTGAAAGGTTCAGGAAAGCCATCCTTTTCTTTTAGAACTTCGACTCCTGTTTTTGAGTTAAAATAAATGTCATACGTTGGGCCATTTATATGCTTGTCAAAATCGGAACAAATAAGTAACTTGGTACTTTTGTCGAAGAACAGTTTTTTCAAAAAAATCTCCTTTTATGGTTGGTTTAAAAATAATATATATAGTTCTAACTACTTAAAAATTATAGAACAAATTAAAAATCGCCGGAGGTGAATAGTGTCAGTTCAAGACGAATCAATATTTGCAATGGATTCTTTTGAGAAACCAAGAAGAAAAAACATAATCAGAGTGGCATACCCAAATATGGAAAGCAGCCAAGAAGAAGATTTTGACCACAAGAAGACAATCCTGATTGATTTCGACAGGACGATTCATAAGTATTCAAAGGGCTGGAATGGTGGTGATATCTATGACCCACCATTCGAAGGTTCTAAAGAAGCAATACAATGGTTAAAATCCATTGGGTTTACAGTTATTATTTTTACAGCGAGACTGGCAGCTATATCGCTAAAAAAGAGTGATCTTACTTACGATGAAGAATATAAAAGATTAGAAGATTTTTTAATTAAATATGACATCCCGTTTGATATTATTACTGCTGAAAAATATCCAGCTGCTTTCTATGTTGATGATCGGGCAATACACATTCAAGATGGTGATTGGGATGTAGTTAAAAAGGTTATCGAGACAAGACTAAAATATCAACAGAGTGCAATGGAAGCACTTGGGAGGTAAATAATCCATGAAGAATTCATTTGCTACACTACTACAAAATAGAATGACAAGGAAATTCGGTGGTACTACCGTAGGTGTTGCCGATCCTTATGTTACTGGTTATCATTTCATTTGGTTTGATAAACTACCAGCAAACTTAACAAAATACACACAAGAAGGCGTAAGTGGGCTTTCTTCGGTAGACAATATCCAAAGTGTATTAGCAGCCTCATGTCTATCAGTTACACCTCCAGGTGGAACACTAAACAAGATCGAGTTTACAGGTCTTGGTGGTATTAAGTTTTCAGTACCTGGAAACATAGATTACGGTACAGGCGTTTCGTTGAAGTTTGTCGAATTCAACAAGACCCCAATCCTAGATATTATGCATGGTTGGGTAAAGATGATCCGTGACTATAGAACTGGTACAACTGATCTAGAAGATGGT